TTCACCACCTGCTGCTGGTCGTCCTCTTCCTCGATAACCACCGGCTTCGGTGCAATCCATTCATCACACACGCCACTTGCGTAGTTCGCGTCGTTCAGGTAGTACGTACGCTCAACCATCAGAATGCCGAGACCCATGTGCTGGTCGTCGAAACCGATCACCAGATTGTCGTCGTCGTCCAGATGGCAGTTGTGGTACTCCTGCCCGTCGAAACTCGCAATAAACGCTCTACTTGGTGCGCCCGTGAAGTATTTGAAACGGAAGGGCACACCGTAACCGGCTTCACTACGCTCAGTAATGGTGAAGTCGGTTTTGAAGAAAATCTGTTTTATTTGCATATCTATTACTGATTTATGCCGGAGGGTTTAGCGTCCGGCTGGTTATGTCAATTTCATGTACGGCTTCACCTTCATGTCGAAAGCATAAGGCACTGTGTAGAGGTTCTGCATACTAATCGGTGCCCGCTGTGTGTAACTCGTTTCTACGAGCATCAGAGCCGCCACATACAGCGGCTTCGGCACCTGTCCGTACTGTTCGATGATTTCCTCCATCGTGCGGTTGCACAGGTTCAGCACCGTCTCTTCAGCGTCATCGCCGTACAGTTCCAGTAGGTCATCCTCGCAATTAAAGTCAATACGCGAGTGCTGCTTTATCCAATCTAATGTCAACCATTTCATATATCTTTTATTTTTGTTTCTTTTTCTTTCTTATATTTATGTTGTTAAGGTTTACCAAAACAGAAAAGCCCGCATCATCACGACGAGGGCTTTCCAATGAACCATAAAAAATGTTATATTAGGGAATGAATATACTCAGGAATGGCAGAAGCTATGCGGTTATGGATTTCTGTATAGCAGTCTTTGTTCTCCTTATAGAGAGCAAATTTCTGGTTTGCACCAAAACAGTATGGGTAATTGTGGGAGCTTAGGCATCTATATGTACTGCCAGCTATTTTAGCAAATGCCCATTGCCATGTTTCGTCACTGCTTGGAGAGAGGTTCATAATCATATCTCTGTCAAAGAATCGTATATCAGTGAATGTGTGCGGTGGATAGAGTGTGCCGGCAGCTCCGTTTGCAGGCTTGGCATTTACTGTCACTTCACCTGGATGAGTGTTAGGCATATTTCTTTCTATTATGAACCCATTCTCTACGGATATAATAGCATTGCTCTGGCCGTAAATAATATCCGTTGGATGAGCATTGTGGTCATTTATGAATGTTTGCAACCAACCTTCCTGCTGAATATTATCGTCATCTACGACGAGAACTGCTGAATCCTGGTATTCCTCCAGAACGGGAATAAGTTTCTTATGGCTTCGTATATTCCCTCTGTCGTAAATTACTTCAACCTGTAATTTTTCCATCCGTCTAATAAGGTCGCATGCTTCCTGACGGCATGTGGCATCGCAGGCTTCCTCTTCGCTAAGTACCATAATTGGATGTACGCGATTAAGGAGTTTTGCTTTCTTTGCCTGACCAATGATATTTTGCATAACAACGTGAGCCGTTCTATAACGAGGCGGCCACGATGTCATGCTAATGATTATTTTTTCTTGCATTTTCCAACTCTTCGTTCATTGCGTCCATCTCTGCTTGCATTTGCTTGCGTTCACTTTCTGTCAGAGGTGGTGGCGGTGGATCATCTTGTCCTTTGTATTTATCGAAGTAAAGCGGTACGATGTCGGTTGGCTTTACGCCTTTTGGGTTTCCCATGCAGAATCTGGCAGCATGGATTTGCATTCGTTGTAACTGATATTGTAGGATATTCCTGTGGCGATAGCCCCTGATAATCAGTACAATCTCTGAATACTTCATGTGGTAGAGGAATTCTTCGCGATCACGTCCAATCTCGCCCACGACCAATTCAAAAAGGCCGTGAGCGGTTAGGCGTTTTTTCCTTCTTCCTCCTTGGTGCTTTCCGTCTCTGGCTTAACAACGGATGGAATGTGATACCATTGCAGGCGTAGTTCTACGGTAGCGGCGATAAGATTTGCCACATCTTCTGGCGTGGAGTCATATAAGATATTATCAACCGTTACGGGTGGCTCCTGACCGTTGCGCTCATAGGCAGCAATGATGCTTGCAATAGCCAAACGCAGGAAGTCGTCTGTGGTTGCTTTGGGGTTGGCGAATAGAGGTGTTCCGTCCTCATCCTTCTCACCCGTTGGCGTAGGGAGGAATATTGAGGTATCCTTGCCGGACAGAACCTCGAAACATGTCTCGCTGGCAAGGCAATAACGTACTTGCACGTCCTTGCCGCAAATCTGGATAGTTTTCTCTTTGATCATAATGGGTAGTTCCTTTAATAATAATAAAAATAAAACACCGCTCGCGTAGCAATCTGAAAGAAAATCAAGATGGATGGCGGGCGGTGAATATAGAATGGGAATTAGGCTGATACCGTATATTCTCCGTAACCGGCAAATTGTGCTGAATAGTCGGCATTAGCTCGGTTGGGACCGTTTAAAGTTAATGTTTGCAGAACCACGCTGCCGCTGACAATAGTGCTACTGGCTGTACGGTTGTTGGCACCGCTAACGTTTGCAATCTTCCACTTAACGGGGGTTCCAGCCTCATAGACACTTTCAACATCTGCAACTGTCTGAGCCTGTACAGTGGCTGTAATAGTTTCGCCACTTCGAATCAGGGCATTCGTACTGATGTCGTAGTTCAAGGTCGTAGGTTCCTGAATCTCCCACTCCCCAGTAGTGTCTTTAGTTGTTGCGTTCTCCAAAGACAAACTAACATGAAGAGTTAGTTGCTTGGCAGCTGCTATAACCTTTGTTGGTGCTGCGCTGTTGTCGCTCCCGAGGAAGAAACGCACGAACTGACCCTTGGTATAGCTGACAGGAGAATAAACAGTTGTTTGTGCTGATCCGTCGGCAGCCTCAATAGCACCTGTTCCAGTGAAGGTAATCTGTTTTGTGGAGTTTTCACGATCGTTAAATGTGAATGAGCCATCGGACAAAAAAGCCAAACCTTGGCGTGCCACCGTATTAAATACACGAGTCTGATTATCGGTGGTGCTGACTTCATCCCATATCAGTGTAAATGGTGTCTTATTCTTAATAGCGGTCAACAATGCAGCGGTATCGCTTACATCCAGCGAATCCACCTGAACCTGCCACGACTTACTGACGGTAACAGGCTTTGCAGCCATTCCAACATCGTCCTTTGTTGCGGCATCTTCGGTGTTGTTCTGTAGTGTAATAACACAGTTGGTAGATGCAGCAATGCACGTCACACTGCTTCCAATTTCTGTTATTACACGAAAATTCTGACCTTTTAATGTTGCCATAATCTTAACATTTTATTTTATTAAATCAATGCGTAGAGTATAGGAGAAGTCCTCATTGCTGCGACCGATTGCACCTGCCATATACTTGACGTCTGATGGAATGGTTGCAAGCATATCTGTGAGGTCTTCACGAGAGGGTGCTCTCAGAACAGTAGTACCATTCTTAAGCAGTTCTTCCAGGAAAGCGGTGGTTGTACTTTCCGCAACCTCAGAGCTCTGATGTACTTCCTTCTTCTTGCTCATCGTCGTAATAGTTTACGTCACACTGATAGTGGGCTACGTCAAAGTAACAGGGTTTCATCCAGTCCCAGTTCACGCCTTGCGTCTGTGGGAATCCTTCGTTCAGGTAGAGGATGTCCTCTGTAAGTGTGCCGATGTATGCGGCAACGGCTTTCATTGCCTTCATAATCAAAGCGTCCACCTCGTTAGGACTCTTGGCCCCCACTTCAACGCCTGCACCTACACGCCACTGGATCGGCATCCATCCATCGTCCTTCGTGGTCTGCGCGGGCTGCTTGCCTTCGTCCAGGATAAGGATATACGGCAATGGCGTGTTGTCCTTCTCGTCGGGCGAGACCTCAAAGCATGTGGACTTCACGCGACCACCAACGGCCTGCATCAGTTCCGCATCCGCTGTGATGGCATCGAAGAATATCTTGTCGAGTCGTAGCATGTCTATCAGTTTGACTTGTTATACATTACTTTTCAGAATCATCTCCCTCTGGGGAACCGTGGGCGGTCAACCTGTTGCTGTTGCATCGGAGCCGCCCACGGAAGGAACTATTCCCAGAAGTTGAGCGCCGAGAGAGTTTAGATGTCAGACGAGCTGGCGGGCTCGATGAGCTTGATGAGCTTGAAGGCCTGAGGTGTGCCGTTACCGCCGTTCACCTTACCTGAGAGCTCGGTCAGAGAGTAGTCGGTGGTCATGCCGATAGCAACAGTGCCACGGTCGAAGTTGGCCTGGCTGGTGCCGTCGATGTTGAAGCGGAACTCGCCATGCTGCTGCTCTGCGAGGTAGCCGAAGTGACCGATACCGATGTAGCGGTAGGCGGCATCCTTCGTGGCAGTGCCGTTGCTGGCGATAGCGTAGTCGATGTAAGGAGACACGACGTACTTATAGCCCAGGCAGAGACCGTCCTCGATGGCGGTGCGCTCGCCAGTAGAACCGGGGATGAGAGCCTTGAACTTCAAGTCAACTTCAGTCACCTTGTCCATGATGAACACGGGGTCGCCCTCGAAGCCGAGGTCATACATCTTGGCAGCCTCCTTAGCGAGATTCTTGGGCAGGTTCTCGTCGTTAGTCAGCTCTACAACCTCCACCTTAGCGAATGGACCCTGAACGGGCTGATACTCACCGTGTGCATAGACGTGAAGAGCGCGGAAGATAGCCCAGCCCTTCTGGAACTTGTAGGTGATGAAGGCGATGATGTCGAAGGCAGCGTTGTCGATAGCACGGAAGCTCACGGGAACGCTGGCAGCGATACGCTGCGGCAGAGCCTTGATGTTGGCGAAGTTCAGAGCCTGCTCGCCTACCTTGGTCACCTCGCCCTCGACAGAGAACACCACGTCGTTGGTGCTGTAGGGGATAATCTCGGTGCCGGTCACACCCATCACCAGCTTCAGGTCGTCGGGCAGCTCAATGCCTGCAACCTTGGTGTCGATGATTTCCTTGATAGTGACGGGGATCAAGCCACCTGCTTCGAGGTTGGCAACGGTGTTCTGGTCGACACCGGTGGTCACCTTGTTAGCCAGTACGGTTGTGGCGTTCTCGCGCTTCTGTGAGCACTCCTTGATGCGCTCGCGGAGCTTTGCGCCCAGATCCTCGCGCTCCTTCAGCATCTCAGCCTCCTTGCCAGATACCATGTTGCGCAAACGTGCTGACAGTCCTGCGGACTCGTCAACGAGTGAACGATACTCGGCACTCTCAGCCTCGGTGAAGAGGATGTTGCCATTGTTTGCCTCGCGAGACTTCTCTTCCATCTCGCTCATGCGATTCATGATCGCCATCTGACGCTCCTGAATCTGTTCTTTAGTCATTTTTGCCATGTCTAAAAACGTTTTTATAAGGGTTAATAATTAAGTGATTCCAGTATCTCGTCGTTGATGCGACGGGCTTGGTAGCGCAATCGCATAGCCTGCTGTTCGCGGAAACGCTGTTCCTGCTCTTCCAGTTCGCGGGCTTCCTGCTCGGCCTTGGCCTTTGCCTCGGCTTCACGCTTGGCGGCTTCCTCTTCCTCAGCCTTTTTCTTGGCTTCCTCTTCGGCAGCACGCTTTGCGGATTCCTCTTCCTCGGCCTTCTTCTTGGCTTCGTCGTCGCCACACTCGCGCTTCAGCTGCTCCTCAATCGCCTTGTCGATAGCCTCCGAAGCCTCACGCAGTCCGACGTTGGTCTGCTCGTAGGCGGGGTGGGTGACGATGGCGACATCATAGAGGCCGATGATTTTCTTCACATGGCGCAGCCATACTTCCTTGCCGTCCTCGATGTCGTTGGTGCGCTCATACGATACACCGTTCTCGGTGTCCTCGTAGTCGTCCTCGAAGGCGAACGACATGCCGGTGATGTCGCCGCGCTTCATCAGTTCCAGCGCATCGTTGGCGTTGTTGGTCTTGGGCAGGTCGCAGCGGCAGTCGATGCCGTCGCCACGGAGTTCAAGAGAGAGGGTGTCCTTGTCCGAGTTGCGGAAGCGACCGAGCACGTCGGGCACCATGTTCGAGTGGTTAAGATTCAGGATCACGTCGGACTTCGCCAGAAGTTCACGGCTGATGCAGCCAGGCTCCAGAATCTCATACACCTTGCGTGTGGAGCTCCAGGGTGTGAGGTTGACCGAGCGCACGCCGAAGACTATCGGACGGCCCTCAATCTCGCGGCTCTCCTGCTGCCCCTCCTGTGGCTCGCGCAGTTGCA